CTTCTCAAGCGAGCCGAGCCACGCGGGGCGAGCGACTGCCTGAGCGAGTGTTGCGCCTTCATAGGCGCGGATTGCCATTTCTTCGCGGGCTGCTAGGGCCTTTGCGTAGGCTCCGAAAGAGCGGTACTCGAAGGGCTTTTCGGTAGGTGCGGAGGAGGTGCGGAGCGAGCGGATTTCGCGTTCGCAATCGTCGAGAGCGGTCGTGAGTGGTGCGATCGCTTCGTTAATCTGCGAGCGGATTTCTTCGGTGTTCATCTGTGGCCTTTCGGTCGGAGTGGGTGTTGTGGCGGGCTTGTTGCGGATTTCGGAAATCTTCGCGTCGTCATACGCGGGGAATTCCACGATTGAGAACTCACGCGCTTTCACGCGAGTGTAAACGATGTGCGTTCCGTCCGCTTCATCTCGGGTTTCATACTCGATCGGCTCGAAGCCAATCGAAAGTTTTGTAAGGACTCCATCTCGCACGAGCTGTGCTAGATCGCGGCCTCGCTGCGTGTCGGAAATCTTCGCGGTGATCTCCCTGCCGTCGGTTGTGTCCTCGGCGTGAGTGAGTAGTCCGAGCGGCTCTGAGTGCCCGTAACGGAGGATTGCGCCTTCATCGTCAATTGATCCGGGGGCGAAACTCTCGTACCAACCGCCGTATTCAATTTCGCGGTTATAGGGTACTCCGATTCCGACAATTGTCATGCCGTCGATTGCAGCTCGGCAATCAAGAGCTCTTGTCTGCATGGTATCAAGATTCATTCGGTGCCTTCACTTTCGTGTGTAGGTGCGGCGGAAGCGGGGATACCCTCGATTTCTCGGGCATATTGAGCCGAGTACAGTCCCATTTCAATAGCGGCCTTGTGAGCGGCGTATCGGGTAGTAGTATCCGAGCGGAGGAGGGCCTCAACGTTAAATTTTACGCGCTGTCCGCGCGGGGTAATCGCTGTGAGAGCGTCCTCAAGGCGCGTAATGTAAGACTGCAGCGTAAAACGAGTAAACGCGATCCACTCTTGCTCAACATTCGAGTACGTCTGCGCGTTGCCTTCGACTGCAGCGAGGAGGAGAGGCGCGGGAATACCGAAAATCCTAGCAATTTGCGTGGTGTTAAATTGTTGGGCCTCGATCCATTGCGCGTCACGTGGTGAGATGAGGATCGGAGTATAAGAGAGGCCGTGCGGAAAAATGCGGATCCTTGAGGGGTTCTTTGACATGTCGAGGGGGTTTCCCTCTGCGTCGAGATAGTTCCATGCGTTTCGCATGGCAATGAGGTCCTCAGGGTTAACCTTCTGATCAGTCGAGAGGATCCCGCTAGGCTGTCCAGAATTCCTAAACCAACCGCTAGCGAAATCGCGGATATCCTTCGCGGTTGTTAGCTCGGTGTGCGAGGCTTGGATCGGTCCCAATCCAGTAGCGCTACCGGGGAGAGTCAATAGCGGGACGTGGATAATCTCATCTACGCTGTAGCTCTTGCCTTTATACGCGATCGTCTTAGTGCCGGTCTCCTCGTCAATGACTGCGTGACATAGCCACGGATCGAGAACGTGAAGCGAGTCTACGCTATCACCGAAACGATCAACCCTAATGTATGCGTTGCCGGTTGTTGCAAGAGAGATAGTAGCGGTTTCGATGAAATCTCCGCGCGATTGCTGCAGATTCGGGCGACGTATGAAAGCGGGCACGTCACTAGCGGGAATTTGCTCTCCTTGCCTCTCGACAACTAGCGAGAGCTGTCGCATAGCGGTGGCAATGATACTGATTGAGCGGTACACGGCGGAGAGGCTTACCGCACTACCGAGAGAGAGAGTACCTGTGTCTGATGCGCTGCGTACTCCTTCGAGGCCGCTTGAGGCTAGCGTAGTCACATGCGGTTCGTATGCCGTCGATCGTGTTTCGATTCCGATCGCTGCGAGGAGTCGTGCGGTAAATCCCATAGGGATAATGAAAGACGCTAGAGCCGAGGTTGTCTACTTAATCGCTATAGCTTGGGTCACTCGGGGGCGCGCTTGGGTCACTCGGGGGCATGTTAGGCGACGATGACGGGGATGTATAGATCCTCGCGGTGCGTGTCTGCATAGAGAGCGATACTAGCGGCGATTAGCGAAGGGATAGGAGCGAGGCTCTTTTCGCGGTCGAGTAGCTCGAGGCCGTTTACGCGGCGGATCTGAGCGACGGATAGTGCCTGCCTGAGTACGTCGGATCCGTCGTGTGTGAGTGTGTGATCGTCGCGGGCTGCGGTGATGAAAGTTTGATCCGCTAGGCGGCGCTCTTGGAATTCCAGTACCTTCACGGGTAATGTCTCTCCGATAGAGTCGATGATCCGGCGGACGGGTCCGGCTCCGTCTGCAGCTAGGCGGGTAATCCCTCGAGAGTATAGATCTTGAAGGTAGGGGATTAGCCATGCTGTTCCGGGGGCCTGATGGATTACTCGAGAGCATGGGCCGCTCTCACCTTGCCACGCGGCGACTACGGCGGCGCATGCGTTTTGCGGCGCAACCTCGAAAGCCACTGAAATATCATCGAGGGCCGGGGCGATTAGCTCATTATCTGCGAGGTCGTCCCACATTTGCAGCGGGATAAATGTATCTTGTACGTCGGTTAGGCGGTTCATGTAGGCTCTCATAAATTCACCTTCACTCATAGATTCCAGCTCATCTCGGAGTGCCTGCTCTGTGATCGTATTGCCTAACGCGGGGTGAAAAGTCCACCAATTCGCGGGGTCTTTGTAGTCCAATCCTTCGGGGAGTGAAAATTCGATATAGCACATTCCGGCCTTGGTACCGGCGCGGCCCTTTTCTACCATGTCATTCATAAATTCGCTGCTGAGTGTCCCCATAGTCGAGGTGTACCAGCGTTGCGCTCGGGGGCCTAAAGTGATTGCGGACGGACGCACGCCTCCGAGAATCGCGTCGCCTTGAGCCTGTGAAAAATACCAGATTTCATCTAAATCAACATATAAGGCTGTCTCTCCGTGAATGGCCTCCTCGTTCGGTGTAAATTGCTTGAGCTTTGCGCCGTTCGCTAGTAGCTCGAGGCCTGCGTCGCCTTTTCCCCTACTGAACTTGAAAAAGCTCGAGAGCGACGAATGCTCTACTGCGTCAATCATATCGAGCATACGAAGGCTTGAGTGCTTAGCTGTCTGCGCTGTCGAAAAGAGGTGCGCGCCGGTATTCTCAAGCATACGCAAGAGGCGGATAGGCCGTAATAGCGTAGTCTTTCCAGATTGCCGGGGAACTGTTACAAGTACGTCTGTGTACTTGTATAGCTTCTCTCCTGCACTGTTTAACTTGTACTGCGTTCCTACGTCCCACACGTAACGCTGCCACGGCTGCGGGACTTTCCCGAGCGCGATTGAGAGCGCTGTTAGGCGCGGCTCCTCGCTTTGGTACGCTGGATCGCGTCGAGGGCCGTAGGCGGGCGCTGGAAAATGTGTAAACAACCTTATTCTTCTCGGGGATCTGCGGGCATAGGTAGGGCTATTGTATCAAGGACTTCTGTCAGCTTCTGCAGCGGGTCAAAAGCCTGCTCTACAATCCGAGGAAGTTTGTCGGCAATATCGTTCAGTGCCTTAAAAAGCTGGGCGCGTCCGCTAGCTGCGTCCGTCGGCTTAATATCGTCTACCGCGCGCGCGGCTTTGAGCACTAGAGAGATCAGTCCTGCGTGCGTCTGATCTAAATATCCAGCGTCTTTAAGAGATTCAATCTGAATACGATATGATTTCTCGACTTCTCCGCACTTTTCCGTTAAATCAGTGCTATTTACCTTGAAAATATCGCTATCGAGAGGCACGTCTATAAAGTCCATTTTTGGCAATCCGCGCCTATGAAGGCGCAACACTCGCTCAGGCAGTCGCTCGCCCCGCGTGGCTCGGCTCGCTTGAGAAGCGTATGCAGGCAAAGCAGGTTGTAACCAACCTCTTTACGCACACTTTCGATCTTCCCTCCGAAGGTATGACAGTCGAGTATGCCGCCAAGAAGGGCGCCTCGACTATCGGAGTGGACTCCGACCACAAGGAAGGAGAGCTGTTGCCAACTGGCAAGCCAGCTCCTTACGAAGTTAAGAGTGCGCCCGTCCTTACCTACGCCGGAGGCGCGGAGATCAGCTTCGAGGCAGTAGAGCGCGCCTCTATCTCGCTCCTCGACGATATCCTCTACGATCAAGCTTTTGCCTACGCAACAGGAATCGAGGCCAAGACCCGCGAAATCTTCACCACCGCAGTCACCAACGCCGAGAACGCGCCTCTCAAGACGATCGCGAACCTCAAGGCCGCAACCGTGAACGACTGGACCGACTTCGTACTCGCTCTCATCGACGCATACGACGCAACTCCCTACGTTCTCGACGGCCTCGCAGTCTCTCCCGAGGTTTTCCAAGCCCTCGCCGTTCTCGATCGCTCGCCGAAGGCGCTGCAGTTCTCCTCCGCCCCGGTGGACCACCAAGGTACGATCACGCTTCCCGCTGGCCGAGGCGATTTCGCAACGATCACCGTGCAGCGCATCCCGAACTGGACCGGAAAGCACGCAGTCGGCTACAGCACCGAAGCGATCCGCGTGCAGGAGGCCCCCGGCGCGCCGTACCGCCTGCAGGACTCGCAGATCTTCTCACTGACGAAGCAGCTCGCAGTTTATGGCTACGCCGCACATTTCACGCCCCGCCCGGATCTGATTAAGGCAGTGAAGTTCAGTGCCTAATAGCGATCTGACTAGGGCCGTAGCGGAATACGTGCACGCAGCCGCTTCGGATACAGACTTTATCCAAGAGTGCACCGAGACCGCTACGGCCCTAGTTGATCGCTTCATTGGATCTAGCCTAGTACCGTCCTCGGTGCGTCGATCGGCAATCCTCGAGGTGGCCGCGAATCTTTTCAATCGCCGCTCCTCCTCTCGTGACTCATCGACGGCCCTCGACGCGGACTCTACCGCTTCATTCTTCCGCCCGGCCCTCGATCCGCTCACTCCCGCCTATCCGCTCCTCCGTCCCTATATGAGTGTGTTCTTCGCATGATTTTCTACGATCTCGAGGATATCGTCGAAACCGCGACGATCCCCGGCCTCACAGTCATCACCGCGCCGGATCTGCTTAAACCTCATCTGGCCGCTGGTGAGGTGTGCCTCTGGATAGGAGCGCCGGAGTCAATCGACCTCGAAGGCTATGGACAAGGCTCGTGCTCGTGGAAAGTTGCTCTAATCCACTCGGATTACCGCGATCACCTCGCAGCGCTCGCAGCTCTCCTCGGATATGCCGAGGATCTCGAGCCGCGCCTCTCAATTACCACTATCCGCCCCGATACTATCGACCTAGCTGGAAATCTGTACCCGGCTCTCGAGCTTAGTTTCGAGACTACTTTCAGAAAGTGAGATCATCTCATGGCACCGCAGACACCCTCTAAGTTCCCGAAGCTCGGCCCCGGCGTTCTCCGCTTCGGTGAAACCGCCTCGGCGCGGGAATTCTCGGCCCGTCTTTCGAGCGTTAAGTTTTCCCCATCGATGAAGGACGAGGACCCTATTCCTCTCCTCGATGGATCCGAGTTTGTCCCGTCTGGTGAAGCCACCGGAGAATTGTCGGGTACGCTTTACCAAGATTTCGACAAGAACGGCATTGTAGCGTGGACATATGCTCACGCCGGAGAAGTTATGCCATACGTTTTCGTCCCGAATTCTTCCGAGGAAATGACCCTCAAGGGGAAAGCCAAGATCAAGCCCGTTGCGATCGGAGGAAAGGTCAAGGACGCTAATACGACGGATTTCACTTTCGCCACCGTCGGAGGCTTGCCCGAGATTTCCTACGGCCCGTTGCCCGCCTAATCATGGGTACGGGACGCGGTAAGAGTCCGCTAGTTGAGGTTGAAAACGCTCGGGAATACCGTCGCCGAATGAAGGCCGCAGGAGAAAGCCTCGAGGACCTTAAGCAACTACACAAGGACATCGCAACGCTCGTCGTTGCCGAGGCTCAGCAGCTTGTACCGCGAAAGAATCAGACTCTCGCAGGTACGATCCGCCCCGCCGGATCAAAAACAGCCGCAACCGTCAAAGCCGGTAGCAAACGTGTGCCCTATGCCGGTATGATCCAGTGGGGTAGGAAGATCTGGCCCTCGACGCGCGCAGCAAAGCCAGCTAGTGGACGACGCAAACACCCCTCAGTGTATTTCCCCTCTCTTTTCCTTACGGAGGCAGCCTCGCACTCCGAGCCGGAATGGGTAGGACTGTACATTGAAAAGCTCGAGAAATCTCTCAAAGAAGCAACAGGAGAAGCATAAATTATGATGAAGCGACTTTTTATTGACTACGAATTGACCGATGGAACAATTGGAAGCACGCGCGTTTACGCAGCCGACAAGGTTCTCGCCGAAAAGACATGCCGCGTGCACTCGTGGCCCGTCGAGGACGGCCCGCGCTTAATGACGCTCATGCTCTATTCCGCCCTCAAGCGTGCACAGCTCACTACCGAGGATTACGAGACTTTCGTCGATAACGTTCTCGTTGATTACTCCGCACGCACCGAGGACATTGACGAGGCAAACCCTACCCAGTCGGAGAACTAACCGCCGCAGTGGTTGCGCTAGCCATGCGAACGGGAATCACCGTCTCAGCATGGCTAGCGGAGCCGCCGGAAATTCTCGAGACAGCCCTCCTCATCATCAGCAAAGAAAGCGAGTAAAACATCATGGCCGGTAAAAGCGCTATCCTATCCGTGAAGATCCTCGGAGACGCTTCCAGCGCTGTTAAAGCCATGAACGAAACCGAGAGCGCAGGTAGCGGACTTTTCTCGAAAATTACCGGCGGACTCCCCTCGGCTGCAATGATCGGCACCGCGATCGCCGGAGCCGCAGCAGTCGCAACTAAGGCCCTATGGGACATTGGAACGACTTTCGACGAGGTGGAAGATACTATCCGCGTCGGCACTGGTGCCACCGGAGACGCGCTTAAAGGACTCGTGGACGACGCGCACGCCGTCGCCACTAGCATACCTACCTCTTTCACCGACGCAGGAAAGACAGTAGCCGACCTCAATACCCGCCTCGGCCTCTCAGGAGATCAGCTGCAGACAGTAGCGAAACAATATCTCGAGGCAGGACGTATCCTCGGTGAAGAAGTAGATATCAACTCGACAACCGCAGCATTTCACGCTTTCAATCTTGAAAATGACCAAGTGTCCGGCGCAATGGATACCCTATTTCAGGTATCCCAAGCAACCGGAGTCGGTATTAACGATCTCGCTAGTAAAGTCACTGCAGGAGCCGAAACTCTCTCAAATCTCGGATTTAGCTTCGAGGAAGGCGCGGCCCTCATCGGCTCTCTGGATAAAGCAGGTGTAGACGCTTCCGCGACGCTCGGAGTCATGAAGAAAGGCATGCTCGAAGTCGCAAAGCCCGGAGAGGACATGCAGGAGACGTTCTTCCGAGTTACACGCGAAATTGAGGACTACACGAAGCGCGGAGACACCGCCGGAGCGCTCAATCTCGCTAGCAAAGTCTTTGGCACCAAAGGCGCGGCCCAAATGGTGCAAGCGATCAAAAGCGGATCAATTAACCTCGATGACCTCATGGGACATATCGGAGCGACCGGCGACTCTATCCTCGAAGTCGGTGCAGAGACAATGGACGCTGCAGAGAAATGGGAAATCCTCAAAAATCGAGGTATGGAGGCCCTACGGCCCCTAGCCGAGGGACTTTTCAGCTTCGCCGGAGACGCGCTCGGCAAAGTCATGGACTTTATCGACGGAATCGACTTCACGCCCGTTACAACCGCTTTCGCTACCGTCTCCCCGTGGATTAGCGGAGTAATGGAGCAGCTCGGATCTCTTGGGCAGTCCGTCATTAGTATGGTGACTTCCGTTTGGCAGTTCGTACAACCCATTATCTCCGCTTTCATGCCCGCAGTGTCCGCAGTAGTCGAAACAATCGGCACCTATCTAAGCGATCTCATGAACATCGTTCACGGTGTTATTGATTTCGTGAGTGCGCTTTTCTCCGGTGATTGGGCCGGAGCATGGGACGCAATGAAGAATATCGTATCCTCCGGTATTGACCTCGTTAGCAATCTGCTGGGGAATCTCTGGAATATCGTTACTAACATCTTCAACGGTATTAAGAGCACGCTAGGCAATCTCTGGTCCTCCGCATGGGAAACAATGAAGAGCGCCGCCTCGAATGGTGCCTCGGCTCTCTGGAATGTGATTAGCGGTATTCCCGGACAGATCCTCTCAGCTCTCGGAAACGTCGGAAACCTCCTATATTCCGCCGGTAGAGACATTATCCAAGGCCTAATCAACGGTATTAAGAACATGGCCTCGGCCCTCTGGCAAGGGATTAAGAACACCGTATCCGGTGCGGTAGACGGTATTAAAAACTTCCTCGGAATCCACTCACCCTCGCGAGTTTTCCAAGAAATCGGCATGTACACAGGTCAAGGCCTCGTGCTAGGCCTCGAATCGCAGTCGGATAAGGTACACAACGCTTTCAGTAACCTAGTCGAAGTGCCTCCCGTGCCCGCGTTTAATGTGCCTATGGCCGCGTTTAATGGCAATTCCGCCCGTGGGTATGGTCAAAGCCCCGTAACATTGAACATTACAATAAATGGAGCTCTTGATTCTGACGCTACCGCTCGCGAAATCCAGCGGATCCTACAGCGCTCTGACTGGCGTAATCGAGGTGTGGACCTATGACAACCGCGAACTGCATTCTCTCGGTATCCTCGCAGCGCGTCCCCGCTCTCGATCGCCTAACAATCACATGGGGACGAGACAACGCAGCCTCGCAGCCAAACGCAGCGACTTGCACAGCCCGCTTCTTCGCAGATGACGCAGCCTCGGCAATGGACATGTACACAATCGGCAGGACTGTTACAGTTTCCTCGGACATCACCACATATACGACCGGCACGCCCATGGAGCTACCTCTCGCAGCCGTGGACGTTTTCGAGGGGACTCTCAAGGCCGGTATGATCCGCTCGGATCCATACTCGAGGGACGTAGCGACGCTCGTCCTCCCTCCCGCCGCACACTCTGATAATCCAGCAGCATGGGACCAAATTCCGACAGCCGTCGCCGGTACGCAATGGATCATGACAGCGGATCTCAGTCTACCGGCGCAAGGCGTTGTATCGGTTTTTCCGGTGTATTTTCACGGACCCCATGCTTCCCCCGTTTACGGATCTCGCGTCGCCCGCTCTGAAAATAGTGGCACGCTTTCGGCCTCGTGGATTATCCCCGCTTCCGCCGCCGGTGCATGGGTTGGCTTAGCGATTGAGTTCTCACCGACTGGCCCCTCGTGGGCTACTAGTGCGCAGCCTTGGCAATCGTCCTCCCGCGCATGGACCGGCCTCAATTCCGCGACGATCCGCCAAGCCACGCTGCAAAGGCCCCGAGAAACGGTCCCGATCCGCGCCGAGGTGTTCGCAGGGACTATCACCGATATATCGCTCGAGCTGGACGAGAATAGCAAAAGGCCGGTGCTCTCGCTCACCGCCGCCGATACGCTAGCGGATCTCGAGCACGTGTACATAGGTGGGGAGGTATGGGAAACTGAGTCGCTTCAATCGCGAATTGATAAGATCACACGCGCCCTACCTTCCTCGGTGGCCCCTCGTATTGTGATTGATCCGGTGCCCGCGTCTCGCACTCTCATCTGGCAGGACGTAGATAATCAGGCCGCTGCAGGACTCCTCAAGAGCGCAGCGACTAGCGCAGGCGCAATCTTATGGGCCTCAACCCATAAGACAACAGGCCCCTATATTAAGATGGAGGATCCATCGACTCGAGGCGCGCTCGGTATTATCTCGCTAGTAGGTGGAAAGATTAAGACGACCGCGCTCAAGGCCGCTCACAGTCTTTCGGCCTCGCAGCTCCTCCGAGCAGGCGCTCTCACGCAATCCAACGCGGACGCAGCTAGCGTTGCCCGGCTCACGTGGAAGCAGCCCGGCATAGACAACGAAGGGCGGCGCACCTCGACGGATCGCACGATCACGATTGAAGATCGCGATCTAATCCGCCGGATTGGCTACCGGACAGTAAGTCTATCAACGTCGCTCGCAGTGCAGTCTCAAGCAGAAGCAGCAGCCGCCCGGCTTTTCCGTACATATCTCCCCGGCGGATTTTCGATCCCTCATCTCACATGGGATACGCGAGTTCGCCCGGAGCAGATAGTACCCGACACTCTCGCAGCTCTCCTCGACGCGACTCGCCGCCTCGGCCTCATGCTCTCGATTACTGATCTTCCAGCATGGTACCCGTCCCGCACAATGACTACGTTTATTGACGGTGGACGATATACTTACGAGAAACAGCGCTGGAGTCTCGAGCTTAACGCGACGACTACTGCCGCAACAGGCCGCGGCCTTACGTGGAATCAGCTCCCGCTCGGCCTTACGTGGAATCAGACTAGCCCGCTCACATGGGCGCACACCTCGTCCCTAACCTACTAAGGAGCACACAATATGCCCGCGACAACGACAACTCTCAAGATCCCGTATCCTCTCGACTCCGATCGCCTCGAGGATTTCCCGACGGTAGCTAAGCAGGCCGCGCAGGTCATCGACAGCGCAGCAACAATGAACACCGTTGTTTTGCCAGTTTTCGATAACGCATGGAGACATGATCCAGACGGAGGACTTGTGCGCTCAATCAACGGAGTTCACCACCTTAACATCTCGCTCCGCCGTATTAAAGACAGTTTCCACATGGACGCTAACGGAATCGTCGATATCTACCGGGTAAATAATCTCGTAAAAGTCCCTTCAACTCGTGAGTGGGTTTTCTGTGGCTCTATCTTCGGCCCCGGCGTTTGGCCTATGCCGATTTTCCTCGACGGAGGACTCGTGCGAATTCTGTGTTATGGCCCGGTAGATTTCACAAAGGACTCTGTATATCGTGGATCTGCAACTTGGGTGGCATGACTATGATTGATATTATTTTCCGACAGTGCTGGAATTTCACTCAAGGCCGCGAAGGACGCTCGCCCTCAAAAATTGTTCTCCATCATTGGGGAGCCGATGGGCAAACTCATGATAGCGTGGTTGGGTTCTTTACTCTCGGCCCCGGATCAGGCACAAGCGCTCACTACGTTGTAAGCGCAGGACGAATCACGCAAATATGCCACGACTACGATACGGCTTACCACGCCGGAGACTGGAATGTAAATCTCGACGCGATCGGGATTGAGTGCAGGCCCGAGGCCACCGAGGAGGACGTGCGTACCGTCGCAGAGTTGGTCCGCCGTATCCGCTCGGAATGGGGGAACTTACCCCTATCTGTACATTCTGACTATTTCCCGACAGCTTGCCCCGGCAGGTATCATCAGCTCATCGACAAAATTAACCAACTCGCACAGGAAGAAGAGCAAGACATGCAACTATCCGATCAAGTCACGCGGCCCGATGGACACTCCGCAAGCGTCGGAGATATCCTCGCATATGTAGATCTGAGAGTGGAGCGCCTCGAGTCCGCTCTCCTCGGCGGAGTGGATAAGAAAGGGGCGGACGGAAAAGCCACCGGCGCGCGGACAACTCTCTCAGATGAAACAGCGTGGAACGCAACGAATTTCGAGCGCGTGTACGAAGCTCTCGCAGCGCTATCGAAGCGCGTCGAAGATCTCACGAACCTTATTGAAGTAGGTGCAAAATGAACGAATCGCCGCGACACGCAGAGACTCCCGAGCGCTTGGCTTGGCTCACTCCGCAGATCCGCGCATGGCTCTACGGAGTGATTACCGCACTGGTACCTATTCTCACTATTTACGGAATCGTAGATCAATCCACGGCCCCGCTATGGCTCTCTCTAGCCGCCTCGGTGCTCGCGACCTCTACCGCGCTCGCACACACACCGAGGAGCGACGATTGAACGCGATCGCCGAGACAATCACTGCCGCCGGAGGCCTCGGAGGACTCGCAGCCACTATTACGGGTATCGCGACGCTCGTTGCAGCTCGCCGCACCGCTAATCAGCTCGAGCCGGATCACGGAACAAGCGTGAAAGATCAATTAAACCGTATTGAAAAGAGCCTCGACGAGCACGGGATCCAACTTGACAATCAATCCGCTCAGCTCCTACAGATTACTCACCGAGTGGACTCTGTTACCGATCACGCGCACGATACACACAGCGAGATTTACCGACGGATCGCGAACCTAGAACAAAAGTGAAGCCGAGGAGCAGTAAGGGGAGGCCCCGCAAAAGGGCCTCCTCTTACATGTGCGTAAAATTGAGCTCAATTATTTTTCGGTTTAGACTTGCGAAAATAGCCGACTATGGATATAGTGTTTACATGAACAAATCAGAGACCGCAGTGAGTCGGTGCGTTAAAACGTACATGGCTATTCACTCGCTTACGCAAGCGCAGTTCGCCGCCGAGCTACATATTTCGGAGTCCGCACTCTCGAAGCGCCTCCGCGGTGTTGCCCGTTGGCAGCTCGATGATCTTGATAGCCTAATCCGAATCGGTGTTCCGATCGGCCTTGAGATCTTCGGAGCCGCAGTCAGAGAGGAATATTCCCGTGAAGGTTAATAAACCGCTCTTCGTGTCCTCGCTAACCTTCTTCGCGATCCTAGTCTCGGTACTGATCGCCTCTTTCCATATTGCTGGCTACGCTATGACGTGGCCTCATTTCGCTTGTTTCTTTGTATCCATGCTCTGGTACGGATCCGAACTGAATCGAGAGATGAACCGATGAGACATCCGATCACAATTAGCGACGACGCGCAAGCAGAGTTCGTTCTTGAAACGATTACTTCTCTTTACACCTTATTGCGCATTAAACAAACTATGTTCCAGTGCAAGTTCGACGATACAAAGCATGCGGATGACGCTTTCGAGATGATCCGCGAATCACTTTCCGATATGAAGTATTTAATCTTTGGTCTGCAAATCCTTCCTTGTGAAAGGTCAGATGATGAGTAACGCAGGCATGACGGCTTATCAGCTTGTGGACGCTCTTAGGCGCGCCGGTTGGGGTATTCTCAGAGGCTCCGAAAATCGTTGCGCGCGAGCGCTCCTCGAGACGCTAGCAGGCACAATGAGGAGTCTTAAGACGGACTTGCGCGGGTATATGACGATTACTGCA